TCCTGATACGGAAAGAATCCAACGAGTTTGTCCGCGCTTCCCTTATTGATTCTAAACTGAGCGTCTGCGGTCGTGTATTTGTCGGTGTTGAGCAAGTTACTCATCAAGACCGTATAGTTCGAGTCCGTAGGTTGTGGAATAATCAAACGATTTCTGTGAAAAACTCCAAAGTCCGTATTTGGACATTGTATGTTTCCTGCGCCCGGACTTGCATTTGCTTTGACTACAAAATCAGTTGGAGATGCAAAGTCTCCATCCCATTCCAGGGGAGTTTTGTTTTTGCCACGGAACAAAATTAATTTTTCCAATGACTGCACAAAGGATGCGCCATCCGCATCTGCGACTACCTCGCCACCGGGATAATCAATTGCAATGCCCGAATTGTTGGCATCGTTCCAAATGATTGCTTTTGTCTTTGTTGCGACCACTACGAACTCGGTTCCCGTGGCAGGGTCAGAGAAGAGTGTCGATGCAAATACACGCTCGTCTGACCCATTGTAAGTAAGGGTCAAACCGCCAGCCAAGAAATCAATCCCTTTGCGGGTTTCCGCCAAGTCTCCGGTCAGTCTCATATTCTCGCTGGTCTCAACGAATCCACCTTCCAAGGATGTGTTCTCAAGGTAAGAATCAATACCGCGAAATCCACGATCCCCATCAACAAGCGTGGGATCGTCAAGCGGACCGGATGGAGAATAACGTGGCATTACTTCTTCTTTTTAATTTCCTGATAAAGTTTTAGGCTCATATATGCCAAGGTTACCAAGCCGACCAAGATGCCAATCACCGAGTCAAATGCGGACAAGCCGAACGTTGCGAGCGTTCCGCTCATGCCTACGAATGAAACCCGATCAAACATTATCTTCTGCCTCCTGGTGTAAAATAAAATCCAACAATTAAAGGTAATACCACGGTACAACTAAATAAACTTATGGAACCCGTGGTAACAACCATAGGGGCTTGCTCTGCTGGAAAACTGATGAGTCCGAATAAAATTTCTCTTTTTCCCTCTCCTGTAATGTTTGTAGTTGTGAGGAGTGGTACGCTTGGGTAGACGGTGGTGACACAAGTGACGAATGAGAGGGTACACATCCCGATAAGAGCAAGCATGCGACGAGTAGCACGAGTAAAAGCTCCACCAGGCCCACTATTGAGTGTCGCCTGGAATTTAAGAGCGAACTCATTGTTTCTACATTCTCTCGCCATTTCCATTTCATATTTCTGCTGACGAGCATCGGTAATCGCACCAAACACGCCTTTAAGAATACTCCCCATTGCGGCCGAACCCCCACCGGTAAGAAAGAGCGTAAGAAGTTCAAACATTTCATTTGTCCTCCAAACGTTTGAATAAATTCTTTACGTCCTCGCGCCGATCCTCGGCGAGCTTGGTAAGATGGGCAAGGTCTTTGGACTGTCCCGCATTTGCAATCTCCAACTGGCGAAGTCTATCATTCATCTTTTCAAGCTCCCACTTGTTGCGTTTGATAAAAAATGCGAGGATGGAGAGGGCAACGCCAACTCCCGCAAACATATAATGGGATATTTCCATGTCATTGCCCAACGGTTCGATACCTTATTTTATCCAACAATTCGTCATGCTTTCCCATTTGTTTTTCCAAAAAGGAAAGCCTCATGTTTTGTTCCGCGTCATCGGGCAAAGCCCCAAGTTCTCCCCTTGGCCATTTCACCCTAAACTCACTATTCATATCAACCTCGTGATGGAGTCTAACGTTCTCATTTCGCAAGTCATCAATGTCGGATTTGATTGTGACGTAGGAGTAGGTGGCGATTGCGACCGCGCCAATAGTCTTAGCCATAAAAGCAAGGTTTGCCTTTATTTGTGTTTCTTCTCCTACTTCTGCCGCCATTACTCCATCGGTTCTGTCCACTCAGGACCATCAAGGATTGAAAGTATTTGCGAATATGAATATGTCGTTTTTCCGTACAGGAACCTTGGTTTATTGCCTTCGTATTTTACAAAAGTTTGGGAACCATCTAATGAATAACGTAAGGTTCTTGCACTTCCTTCCAGCACTTGATCAAAGTCAATCGTTGCAACATCAGAAGCGTCAATTATTACATAGTTCCTCATGTAATGTCCGTGTAGGAGGTTCCGTAAACTGCACTTATATAGTTGCCTACCGCATTTAAATTTGCGTTTGAAAGCGGTTCGTCAAAAACAAGAACTTCGTACAGCCATCCTTTTAAATGGTAAAAAGGGGTTTTGGTAGTTGAACCCAACCGCATGTTTTTCGTGTCGTCAAAAAGTGCCGCAGTAGCACTTGCTGATTGGCCCGAAGTAAAAACATCGCTTCCACCGTCCTTAAATATTTTGTAAGTGTTGGCGGTTTTATTCGAAACAACTGTGGCTAATTGTACGCCTGTGCTGGAAAAATATCCTGATGTTGCAGCACCTGCTAAACGCGCATTTCTAAAGACATCTGTAAAACTAGAACTATTGCCATTATAAAGTCTTCCGCTATTTCCGCCACCAATACCAACAGGTTCATACTGCGTATCAGTATTTGGTTCGAAAAGGAAAATGGCGGTTCCGTCGAAATCGCTAAAGTCACCTAGCATACCAAGCATGAACACATCCATGTAGTCGTCGGTACCGTCGAAATAGATACCATTCAATGATGTGTTAATTTGATTGGTATTAAGGACAGGTGCATTAGCAGCGATTGCGTGGTAACCCCTAGCTTTGTCAGTCCACCGATACACTTGCTCTGTATCCGCTGGCGTTGACCCGTCCACTTTGAATAAATTCGATTGAGCGGAAAAATGCATAACGGGAGTGACCGTTGTTGAATAACTGTCATTGAGGGCATAACTTCCCGACACATTATTGTACTGATGCACCCGATATTTTGCGTCTATGTAGTTGTGGATTGCGTTAAAATCATTGTCTGAAAGAGCGGTATTAAACACTAAAACCTCAGAGATAAATCCATCAAGTTTGTATGTTGAGTCACCACATCCGATTTTCATTGCTCCACCCGTAGTTTGGAAATGAGATGAAGCGTAGGAAGTGTGATCAAACTGCAATCGATTGTTGTAATAAATTATGTAGCTTTCTGCTGAGTTATTTATCCGTAATCCGAAAGTTGCGGCACTTCGCGCCGCCGGATACTTCTCATTAAATACCCCGTTATTTATTCGGGTGTTTAAAAAAGAAGAGCTAAATAAATTACCATTACTGTAAGTTCTATCATCTCCGCCAAATGACCCGGTATCGGTCAGCGCATAGGATGTGTCGTTGGTTGGCTGATAGACGATAATCATCGTCGCATCCTTTGCGCTAAAATCGACAGATGTAAAAAAGTCAGAATCGGACATTACATCATTCGAGCCATCAAACTCGACGGCAGGCTTTCCGTTTAGCCAACTTGCTTTGAAGGTCGGTTGATTGGAGGATTCGGCAAAGTTATTTCCATTCCCACTACGATCACCCCAGGTTGCTACTGATGCTCCGTCCGAGGGATTGTTTGAGGAGTCACTACCGTCAAGGATTGATGCGTCAAGATGCAAAGACGGAATGACGCTAATTCCAAATGTGGAATCAAGATTATAAACAAAACCACCGCCGCCCGCCGCACGACCGCTTGATGTTGCCGCCTTTCCGCCTCCTAGTCCGAGGCCGAGGGATATAACCGAATTAGACATTATACGCAATCACCGCACCGCTTGTGAGCGTGACGCTAGTAAATCTTCCGTAAAGTACGGTTCCCGCAGAAAGTGTCGTTCCGTCTACTCCTGTGCAAATATTTGCCAAGTTTGTTATGTTTGAAGATTGCGCGGCAAGAACGGTATCCTCAGTCGCTTGAATCGCAAAAAAGTCTCCGGTAACGGCTCCCGTTCCATTGATGTACTGTCCTCCGTTAAGTCCTAAACCTCTATATTCTGATGCCATGATATTATATTCCTGTTGGTGATGTGGTTCCGTAAGTTATAAATTGTAATTTGCTCGACTGCATTTGTTGCCTTTCGAGCTTGTCAAGTTCTTGGATAATGACCGATTCCGCTTGGGCTTGGATCGGACCCGCTTTTTCAAACTGTCCGTCTGCCAATAAATAGTCAGCAAATGCTCCTAAAATCGCATACTCCGCCAAGAAGTATGGATAATCATCGCCAGCGGAATATCCCGTGAATGGCGCTCGGTACAATACGTAAACAGGAGAAGTGCTTGAATGATTGACCAAGACCGCTTGTCCAAAGTCGGAAGTTGACGTGGAAGAGTGTTCGATGCGAAAGGCCAAGTCCTGACAACTTCCGGTTTCATATGGGTCATGCTCGGTGACTCGCAAAATTTCTCCAATCGTATTTCCAAACTCCAAGACCGCAATGATCGTAGCCTCTGCGGTTGCGCCCGAACCCGAACCTCCGGTTATGGTTACGGTAGGAGCAGACGTATATCCCGTACCAGGATTGGTGACTGCGGCTCCATTGACCTCATTGTCCGAGTTTTTGGTAAGTGTGGCGGCGGCGCTCGCTCCTCCCCCGCCTGAAAATGATGCGGTTGGAGTTCCGGTATATCCACTCCCTCCGTTCGTGATGTTAACGTTCCTGACTTGTATATCAGGAATCTTTTGCTCCAAGCGGATGGCATCAGGCCATCTTGCCCGCTCCCATCCTAGTCGTCCATATCGATTGAAGCTTCGAATGGCGGCATTTTGCTCGGAGGTCAAGAATGCGTCGATCCCGATCATTTGGGTAAGATCGGTGAGCATATCGTTGACGGATACTGTCCTCATGCGGTCTTAAAACTTGGTCCGCTAAAACTTTGTTTTTCCATCGACTTCGCTTTGAAGCTTGGATTGTCTCTAAGGAATTCGTTCACAAAACTTTTGTCTCCCCAACATCCACGCTCCGCTTGATGCCAGCGAAAATATTCGCGGGCGGGAATGGTGCCTTTGAGTTGTCCGAGTCCGTCACTCTTTGCAGACCCCATCTCCGTGTTTTCCTTGCGGGCCATTTGTTCGCGCATCGAAGCCTCATGTTGTTCGAGGTCAACTTCGTAACGCAAATAACGATCCAAGTTTTTCATAAACTGTGAACCGTTTCCGTTTTTCCACTTGGGTAAGAATATATCCGCCATGTTTTGTGTGGTTAGGTGTGAACCGCCCCCCCGAAGGGGGGCTTATTCACCACTAAATTATGACTTAGGCAAATTGACCGAGGTCAACAATGCGAAGGCCGATAACAATCTTTCCGGCAGTAGCCGATGCAATTGCGGCATCGGTAACTTCCAAAAGAATGGAAGTTGCGGAGTTGGTTCCGCCTACTGGTTGGGATTGATTGCCCGTGAATGCGTCTCCGGTGTTGAACACGGGAGCGCTCATTGCATCAACGTCGAGAGCGTCGATGAACTCATCGGGATCGCCGCTTGTGGTTCCAACGTCAATGACGAGGGAAGTCGTTCCGGCGAAGGCTTCGGCTTCGAACACTCCGACCATCTCGACCGCACCCCCGGCAGGGATGGTTGCGAGGGTCTTCTGTCCGCCGTTGCCAATCGTTTGCAAGTCTTCAAAGGTTGCGGTGTAAATGTGAGTAAACCCGCGACCCGCTTCATTATTACTTAATTCTGACATTTGAATAATCTCCTAAGTTATTGATTATCAGTTAAAAAACCCATGGGCTTTGGGCATGTGACATGCGAGGCCAGCGATTACGTCACAGAAACCTCTGCGGCCACCTCCTTGATTCTCAAGTTCCGAGTTGGACTCAGCTTTGAGAGTGTGAATGGCAACGTACTCAGGATCGATAAGCAGTCCAGCGTCACCGTCGATAGTGGAACTACCGGAGGTGCGGTTCAAAAAGACTGACGGGACAATTGCAACAGTACCGAAGTCTCCTTCGTAAAGGTTAACAGTAAGCGTGATCTTCTTGCTTTCTGCGGGTTGAGTTACGGAGAATGCAAATCCTGCTCCGCCAGCCTGACGGGCAAAATCACTAATCTCTTTCTTCAACTGCGGTCCGGCAATCAAGGTAAGCTGACCACCTGGCATTCCGTTGGCTTCGTAAAGCTCCTGAAGAACGCTATTGAAGGTAGCTTCGGTTTGGGTTCCGGTCGTGTCGTTGGCAACGTTTTGAGCAAACGTTGGAACGTCGGATGGTTGACCACCAACTCCAAGCCATTTGAACATTCCGCGAGTTTTGTAAGGAGCGCCAGAGCCTGAATCGGCTTGACGATCTTGTGCGGAACAAACGGCGGCCTCAAGGTCACGCTTGATTTCACGAACTGCTTTGGCTTCGGAAGCGGCGAATTCATTCGCAACCCCAGCGGTATCAACGAGTTCTGCAATGTCAGAGACTGCGTAGGTACGGCGGAACTTCTGAATGTAATTGCCGATACGAGCGCGGTTGGCGGCTTTGTTGTCGAATGCGGTAACGTCCTCGCCCTCGTTCACTCCGTCGAAGTTGGCGGTGGAAAGGTCATCAACTTGAACTTCGAAAAAAGTTCCGGTTGCAGTTGCTTTGTTTGCCATTGAGACAAACGGAGTAGACTCAGGTTCAAGGATCGTCAGCACATCCGACAAATCTTCCCTTTGGCCCACCGTGTTGTAGGTACTTGCTTTAGGCATTTTTTTACCTCCTTAGATATAATTAAGATTTTGTTATGCGGTTGCCCGCTTGAGTTTAATGTAAGTCTGATAATCCGCCATTGATCCCGATGCTTCGTATTTACGTTTCGCGGCATCAACCTCTTTGTTCTTCTTAGCCTGTGGCGTTTTCGGCCTACTCGATCCCGCTTCCGCGCTCGCTACCGGAGCTTTGGGTTTGGGTTTCGGCTTATTCGCCTGTGCTTGTCTAGCTTGTACGGACTTCATTCCTTCGACCATCAACCCTAAAGCAAAGTTGCTATTGGGAAGATATTCGACCAAAGGCTTGTAGAGCGGTGAAGCTTTGACTTGCATGAACAGTTTGTAATCGTCGCTTTCCGGTTCCCCAAGGAACTGAAAAGTTTGAATCGCTTGCTGATCGGCTT